TCTATAATAGACACCTTCCTGCACCTTATCAGCGAACTTAAAACCTCTTTCAATCAGATACTCAATTCTCTTTTGTTTATCAACTTCAACTGTCCTGCCTTTTAAGTTTACTAATAAAGCCATAATCTATATTACACATTTTATTATAAAAAGACAATAGGGGGCAACAAAACCCCCTATGTCCTCTTAATATCCCATAAATCTTAACTTCTGCCTACATCAAATAAGAACTCATCTCTTACTGTGTCAACTCCGTATAACATATCTAGGGTTACCTGTCTGCCAAGAGCATTTGCATCATAACTTGAAGTCAATCTCATTGAGATTCCACTTTCTGGGTCTGATACAACTGTCTGTGAAACACCCTCTCCATTACCATCAGTTGGTAACGCTCTCATACATAGAACTATTGCATCTTTTGTATAAGCAAGATTGTGGTCAGTAGCAGGAGAACCAGTAGCAGCAATGATTTGAGATTCAAATACATTGATACCAAAAATATCTCCTATTGCTCCTTCAACCAAAGGTGCTCTAGAACCATACTCATTAGCTTTCGTAAATTTATCAACACCAAGCAACGCATTTACTGTAGCAGGACTTGCATAAAAATACTTAGGGTCTAATCTAGGTGCTTTAGCATCTACAAATGCTTTTCTAATTAGTAGCATACTTGCTTCTATTGTATCATCTGTTGAATCATCAAATGTGATATCACTACCTGCGTTTGCATACTCGGCTGCAATATCTCCTTCAACTTCCTCTGCGAGTGCTATAACTGCATCTCTAATATATAAACCTCTAATATCTTGATACGCTTGTGCTCTTGCTACATCTTCAACCATAAAAGTAACCTCATTATGGCTATCCAGGGTAACGGTTTCCTCACTGTCGGCTGGGGCTTGTCTTGTAACATTCTGATTTGTTACTTTAGGATTAACTGACAAACTTCCTGTTTTAGGAATATGGATTATATCTCCATATCTAGCCACAGCAGAATCAACATCTCTCCTTACTGTTTTAGCAAGGTTGAGGTATGAACGCAGAGCAGTAATTGCTTCGTTCAACCATACTTCTGGAATAAAAGAGTCGGCTTGAGTTGCGTTTATTGAACTATAATCTGCCATTTTCTTTTAATCATTAAATTATCTACTGTAATCAATTCTACCTTCTTTTTCCCATTGAGCAATATTATCTTTATTCTCCACATACCAATTGTGGTCTTGTAATTTTGCCCTGAGTTCGGATTTAGTAATAATAAAATCTCCACTCTGAGATTCGGTAGTCGCATTGGCATTGCTTCCTATGTTTGAGCGAACATCTGAACCTGCTTTTGCTAAATAAGGTTTTTCAGAAATGAGTTGTTTTATTGCTTCCTCTAGGTTAGTATAATTACCATCCTTGTCTATATCTAAACTGTTTCTATCTAGTAATTTTACTACTGCATCGGTGTCCACTACATTGAGTTTGTTTGCAATAGATACTACCTCAAGATTTAGTTTATACTCTGACAAATTGGAACTCAATTTATCTAACTCTTTTTCTTTTTCCTCAAGAAGTTCTTTGTACTTACCTTCCTCCTTCAACTTCTCCTGAAGTTCTTTTTCCTTTTCTTTTTCTAACTTACTGAGTGCTTGTTCTGCTTCCTTAGCCCTTTCATTTAGTTTAGAAAATCGTGGGTGCTTAAAAACCTGTTCCCATTGCTCATCAGTCAAATTAAAATCCTTTTCCTCTGGACTCTCGGTATTTTGCTTCTCCGCAGAAGTATCCTTTGTATCGGATTCAACTTTCTGATTTCCTTCAGAAGTTGCATTATCGGTTGATTTTGCCATAAAAACTCCTTTCTACCGTGATTCATTTTTTCCGAGTTTGTACTCGTTCACAGTAAATAATATTATATACACTAATAATGTAGCATAATCGTAACAATTTGTAAAGACCTATATTTTCATTTCCATACGCTTACGGTTATACCCCTGACTCTCTAGTCCTTTCATTTGCACTTCATACATATCAGCAAATGGGTCAGTTTCTTTTTCCTCAAACTCCTCTATATACGGTCTTAAGTTATGTCTGCAATTAGGGTGGAACATACCATCAGCATAAGCATCATCTAAACTAGGGTATCCTAAAGTTTTTCCAGTAATACTTACAACCTTACCTTCCCAAGCAAGACATATATCACAAGTACAACCTGCATAACTGGTAATATATGCTAAATCTCCACCTCTGTGTAAAATCTGATTTGATATTCCCTGATTGTACGAATTCATTAGGTCTGTTCTTGCCATCATTTCTGCATAACTATCTAATTCCCAATTCCTGCCTGCACTATCTTTAATCTTAACCCCTTTTTTCTGTAAATAATCCAATAAATCGCCCTTGATTTCCCTTAACGATATTGAACCTACAGTATCCTCTGCTATTATCTGCTGTAATCGTTTTGCTGTTAATTCATCTAATACTCTACTTGAACTTCGTTTTATACCACTTATCGCTTCGTGTGTGAACTTCTGAGATGCCTCTACCAACTGGTCAATAGTATCATAATCCTCTTTTGTATATATAACGCTCTTTACACCCAGTCGCTTCAGGTAATCCATAACATCATATGAACCACTTTTATATGCACTCTTTAAGTTAGTTTGATACCATTTGTCTGACTTGTCTGTTAACCTTTTAAGTTCTGTATCTAGTGCTTTAATTATTCTTTTTTTCTCTACAATAGTAAAATTTTCAAAACCAAGTAATACTGCTATTAGTTTTCTTTTAGTTAACTTATAAATGCCACTAAGCAGTTTCACCTTCTTTGTTAATTCTTTCTCTATCATTAGTTCTTGACATTAAATGAAATGTTTCTTCTGAAATGTCTGCTCCCTCTTTATCCTCACCATCTATTTCCTCTAATAAGGCATCTGCCTCATCACCATCCATATCTTCAATTATTTCTATTGCTCTTTTCTTAGATGTCAAACCTGCATTAAGTTTCATAGTTTCATTTGTTATTTCCTCTACCTTATCATCAACAACACCATCAGCAAATGTAATTGTAGGAATAATATCATCTCCCTTATACTTTACTTCTCCTGCTAATGCACCTGTATTAGCAAACATACTAGCAATCTCTATTGCTTTCTGTATACCTAATTCATAATACAATGCTTTCCTATTCTTTTTAGCAAGTGTTCTCAACATCCTTAATTTTAATGCCCTACCACTTTCAGCACTACTTCTTTTATCTGACTCTAATCCAACAACATCAGGACTAATTTCACCCATTAAGAATATCATTTTAACTATTTCATCTATCTGCTTAAAAGCAATATCTAAATTTGCGTTCCATACAATATACTCTGGCTTACCTTCGCCCTCTTGCATTTCAATCATATTCATACTTTCCTTTCTGACATTACCATCTTCATCTAAAATACCAGGTGGAACTGCCAATATAGGGTCGCTGTGTTTATCCAATATATTATCAATACTCGTTAATCGGTTGTTAATAGCAAAAAATAGTGATTCTAAATCTACATAATCAGAAGCACCCCAATATCTGTTATTCAACCTAAAGTTCGGTATATGTACTAACGGTATTGCTTCTATCCCAGTTTCAACCTTTTCCTCATAATCTGTACCTGCCAATTCATTGTAAACTTTCACAGGTACTTTCTTTACTATCTCCTGACTCTCCCTATCCTTCATTTCATATACACTCGTTTCTATCAAACCCTTTGTATAGATTTCTTTAATCAAATACACAACCTCTTTGTCTTTGTTCTTTACATATTCTTTCCAAGCGAGAGTTACCTTTTCAGGTTCACTTCTAAAATTGTTCCCCAGTTCTGGAAAATACATTGCAGGGTTAATATCCTCAATCTTAATCTGATTATCTTCAACCCTTATTCTTAACAAGGCATCACCCCTAGCAGAGTTCAATAATGCTGACTCATAAAACTGCACATCTAGTTTGTTCTGGTATATGAGTTCATTTATAAACCCTTGCTGAATTTCGTTTTTGTCAGGAGATTCTATTTTTACCTTTTCTCCAAACATAACATCTGCCATCACTTTAGAAATTAAACCTGCGAAATTGCAGGTCATATATCTCAAGTATTTATATCTATCAGAAAACTTATCTCCAATTTCTGACATATAGGCAGTATAATGATTGCCCTCTAACAACCTCTCATATTGACTATACTGTCGCAATCTGGAAACTTCTGATTCATTAGGAAATTTGTCTAATTTCGCCATAGTTCTAAATTTCAAGTTATATTATATATTTTACCATATTTACCGAAATACTTTTGCTTTCTGGGTAAATACTCTAGTACTCCTATGATACTTATTACCTTGTAATGCTAAAAATGAAGCAAACAGGTTGTCATCGTGGTATCCCTCATCGTGTTCTCTTTTTCCATTTTCCTTTCTAACAAATGTTTTCATTTCATTTATTAAGTAATTTGAATTGATAATAAGTTTATCACTCTCAAACAGTTCAACAAAATCGTCAATCATCATATCCCTATTAACACCTGTAGTTCTCCACCCATACTCATTTTTTACCTTAGCAGTTTTCTTGTCAACAGTTTTATTAACAAACAAATTCTGATACCCCTTTTCTTTAATCTTTAATACAGTAGTTAATCCACTACCATTTCTCTCTGGTATTAGAAACGCATCATTATATTTTTTACCCAAATCAATCAATACATCTGCTGTCTGGTCTGGTCTAATAGTATTATCCTGAAAACTTGCAACTTCCTCTATATTATCTAAATCAGTAAAATCCCAAACCTCTATTGCTGTTCTATCACTTCCAATACCTTCGGCTGTATCACAACCTACAATATACTTATGACCGTTCTTAGGTTCATAATATATATTTACCCCTTTCATTTTAGTAATAGGTTGCTTAGATTGTATCTGGCTAACCTTAAACAAATCAAATACTGATATACTAGAAGTTAAAAATGCTTCCTCTGGTACAGTTGGATACTCCTGTTTAACTGATTCTCTTAATCGTCTTGCTTTTAAGTAATACCAGTAGTATTGTTCATCAGATATTTGAAACCTATTCTGTATATCTTCTATTAAGTTACATTTTTTTGCTAAAACCTTATAGTCGTCTTTCCAAGTATTATCTTCTGGTGGAGTTTCCCAGTAGTCATCATCCCAAGTCCAGTTGTAAAAATGTGGAGTAAATTCGTTTTTACCCTCTACTGCATCCATCCAAACATCGTGTGCCCTATTTAATCCGTTAGCAGTAGTTTCAAGAGTTATTACACCGTCTTTAGGTACAGTTTCCAAAGATGAAGCAAATAACCCCTCTATATCTTTAATCATAGCAAATTCAGATATATGCAAATCATTAACTGTTCCTGACCTAGTATTCAAATCAACATAATATCTACTTGAAGTTTTACCAAAGTACAGTTCCCTTACATTATCATACTTTACCTCATATAGTTCTCTTACTCCCTCTGGTAGATTTTCCCAAGCAAACCTAGCAATTCTAAATATGTCATTAGTTTTATCTCTCCTATGCGCTATTGTAGCAACCGTTATGTTCGGATTTAACATTGCCTTTTTAAGTTTCCTAACCTGTTCAAGAGTAGTAAAACCCATCTGCCTTGCTTTAAGTATAAAATCCCTGCCAGTTCTTTTTTTAATATAATCTAACTGTGCTCGTTTCGGCTTAAACTTAACCTTATTAAACCCTTTATCTTTAATGCAGAATTCATTTAGTAAATCTCTACTCATAATCTTCACCAGTTGTATTAGGGTCTTTATCAAATTCCTTAATAAAATCCTCTATTGTTACACTTGTTACTACTGATTCCTCTCTTGTACTAAACTCACCCTTACTTTTCCTTTCTAAATACCACTCTGCGTGTCTAGGGTCATCTAAACTATTTACAACTGTTTGCCTTGCCTTTAACAGGGGCTTTTCTTTTAACAACCTTTTTCTCTCCAAAAACTCAGGGGTTTCGTTCTGATAATTATATAAAGTTGAAGTGCTAATATCTGCATAAGTACACGCTTCTATATCACTTGCTCCAATAGCAAATGCTGACTCTAATTTCTGGAGTACATCATCCGTCATAACAGTAGGTCTACCTTCTTTATTTTCACTCATTTTTATTCCCTTAATATTTTAGGTACACATTTTGCCCAATCAATATAATGGTGTATTCTTTTATGAACACTACCTAATTGCCCTATTTTAACACAAGACGGATTATACATCACAGTGAAAAATGATTTTACATAAGTTCCATAATCCAAATATACATCTGTTAATCCACTTTCCTGCGATTGGTGCATAGTTTGTATTACTTTTATCATAGTAGTAGTAAAAAATAACATACCCTTTATTCCTAAATTCACATAGGTAGTAACATCTTCATTTAATCTGCCCATAAACTTAAAAGGTCTTTCAGTACTACATAAAAAAGTATTCATTGCCTTTCTTAACAATTTCGGTTCTGCTCTACTCCCTAATTGCCCACCCATAAAATCTCCACCCTGTGCAAATGCTATAGTTGTGGTAGGTGTGTTTTTATAAAATTCCAATAATGCTTCAATTACCCTGTCTAAATCTTTTACCTGACTTGACCTAAATTCCCAGTTTTTATTGAAACTATATTGAAATTGAGTGTAATCATCACACATAATCATAAAATACTTAACACCTTTTTCCTTTGCCAATTTAGGTATTGTATTAACTGCATATAAGGTACTTCTTAAATCCCCACTATTGTCCCCACCGTCTGATTCTAATGCTGCCTTTTCTTTATCAAATACTAACAAATCATCTCCGTATTTTTCTTTATACAAGTGCAATGTAGGGTCTAAATTATCAGCAACAAAATATATCTTTCCAGTATAACCACTTTTTCTCAATGTGCTATAAGTCCACATCTTATTAGGTCTGCCGTGAACCATTATAAATATAGCAAAATCATTCAGCATCAGTTTCAATACTCATTAAGAAATTAGTTAATCTAACAAAACCGTTCTCTATTGCCTTATCATAATCCACTATTACTAATGCTAGTTTTTCCATTATATCCTTTATCTCTCCATCTGAATTGGCATAATAATCAGCAATTTTAGAATAATTA